GCTGTTGTCGAAATTGTCCACCAGCAGCAACGAGCTGCCGGTAACGGGCGACCCCGCCGTAGTCAACGCGATACCGCTGTTTGCCGCCGTTGCAATAGCAATAACCGGCCCGCGATAGTACATCGTATGCCAGCGCATCGTTGCCTGATCAACACCGCCCCAGCGCCAAGACGCCGATACCTGCGTGCGAATATTCTGCTTGGTGGCGTCGTTTTCGTCGGTCTGTGAGTTGGTCGTCGCAGCGAACGCAGTCAGCTCTGGCTCGTTGGCTTCCAGAATTACGCTTGCTGGTGTGTTCCATGATCTAGCCATTGTTATCCCCTAACCCATTGATACTGCGTTGGGCAGTGATTCGCTTATCATCAAAGTGTTGTCAGCAATCTTGGTTAGCAACTCCGTGTGCTTGCTACCCTCGCTGCCGCCTTGCGCCTCGTTGATTGCGCCCATGATTAACTTGATACGCTCGGCCTCTGCCTCGGATGCGTGGCGAGCTGTTACCGTTCCGAACCGGTCGATGATCTCCGGCGTGATCGCTTGCCCTGCAAATGCGCCCGGACCGACCGCACCGCCGCCTGCCGATGTCTGTTTGAGTGAGGCGATTTCTTTCTGCGCTTCGAGTTGCTTCTCGACTTCTGCGGTTGCTTCCTCGGCTGCTGTGATCGCTTCGGTATCGGCGGTCGAGCGGGTATCGAGCGCGTCGGTCATGGTGTCGGCTATCTCGTGCTCAAGCTCGGCTTGCGTCGCGACTTCATCGGTGATGGTGCTCTGGTTCGTTGCCGCCGTGTCGGTCGAGTCAATCATTGTCTCGGCAGTCTCGACCGTTACACGCGCCGTCTCGTTCGCGGCCTCTACTCCCTCTTGCTGTTTGCGCACCCATTCCTCGGCAAGCGCTACGGCTCGCGGGAATCGGCTGCGGAGATAGTCGATATCTTCTTGGTTGCCGCCTGCCACGGTTTGCCGGATGCGCCTAAGCTCGGCACCGGTTCTCACGCCGGTAGATTCTTCGCTTGCGGCCTCGGTTCCTTTGAGGTTGCTCATTGCCCGCTTGAGATCGTTCGTCGCTTTGAGTGATTCGAGGGCGGCCTTGGTGATTGCGTAGAAACCGGCGGCAACGGCGGCGACGCCAACGCCCTTGAGCGCGATCATAGCGATTTTCATATTGTATAGCCGCGCATTGCCTTTAATGATCTGAGCTACGAGACTCTTTGTTGCCTCGCGCAACGAACCTACAGACTCTTTCATAGATTTTGCACTACGTGCCGCCTGCATGATTCTCGTTCCGAGATCCTTGATCGCCTTGCCAGATGCAATCATAGCTGCTTTATTGATGATGATCTGTTTTGTTAGGAGGCTGTACTTTTTGCTCAGCAAAACAACCTTGACGATCAGAGCGACCGTCGCCGCTGTGATCGCGCCGGTTATGATGTCGATTTTATGCTCTTTGAATGCAGCAGCAAACGCGCCAATCTTTTCGCGTGCGCTCGTAGCTAGCGACACAAGCGAGTTGATAATCTCTTTGACCTTGGCTTGCAGTTGCCCCGACTCGACAAACTCGGCGACGCGTTTACGGATGGCGAGCAATGCCTCTTGGAATCCGTCAGACTCGATGATGGCTTGCCCGATCTGCTCCTTGACGGTGATGATCATTTGCCCAAATGCTTTGAGCGTGTTTGCTGTGCTGTCCGATGTACGAGCGTAATCTCCTATTGCGTTCTTGCTTTGCTCGGTTGCCATTGCAAGGGCGGTTGTCGCTTTGGCCTGCAACAACGTCATGCCTTCGTTTTCCTGCAATGCTGCGACACGGTCCTTGTATTCCTGCGATCCTTGACGGACTACAACGCCCAGAGATTTCGCCTGTTCGGTTTCTCCGAGTAGCAGCTTGGTCAACGCCTGCGACGCACCAGACGCGCCGCCGCTGTAGTTGGTGAATGATGCAAGGTCGATGGCGAGGCGGTTGACCTTCTCGGACATTTCGAGCGCTTCGTCGCCAGCAAAGCCGAAGCCGGTCAAGAGATCGCCGGTGTCTCCAAGCATCTTCTTTGCGGTGCTATCGGCAAGGTCAAAACTCTTCGCGAGATCGTTAGCCACGGCCCCGGCAAGTTTGCCTGTGCTCTGAAACACGACGTCGAACTTGTTGGCGGTTTCTTCCGCGTCGGCTGCGGTCTTGACGAACTTCGCCGCAAGAAATCCAAGCCCCGCCGTACCAACGCCAAACGATGCGGCAAGGTTTTTAAAGTGCCGCCCGATGTTCTTTGCCATTTGCCGGGACCGCTTCGTGACGCGGTCGTAGATCGAGCTGACCTTATCCACGCCCTGCAATACAATCTTGATGCCTTTAGTCGCCATCTATCGGCTCTCCCTCTTCGCCTTTGCCGTGCCAATGCAAGATCCACTTGACCGCGTTCTGTACGGATGCAATCGCTGGGTGTTTCTCGTTGGCGATGTCATTGGTGCCTTCGTTGTGCTGGACGGCGTCAAGAATCTGCGCGGAGTCGGCAAACGATATTCCGCTGCGCCAATACTCCGGCGTCGTGCCGGGGAAGTACTGGCAGAGATTGACAACATCGGCATAAATATACGTTTTGGTTTCCTGCGTTTTTGGTGGCGTCGGATTGGCAACCTGCACCGGGATGCCGCTAATCTCTTGGATGCGGTTAAGTAGCGGCGTGATTTGTGGCGACGGTATCGCGAGGTTATCGCCCCACTCCGTCAGCGCCTCGCGAACGGTCTTGATCGTGTTGAGCCGTAGCAGGCTTGTATCGCCAACCGCCGACCGGCTTGATGCAAATGCGAGGGATAGGGCCTGATCGTCGTCATCGCCCTCAAGCAATCCATACCATCTCGAATACCAATGGACGGCAAGACGGTGTAAAGGCCAGAACGTCTCCCCGCCGTAATCGTGCGAACCGCCTGCAACCGGCGGGATGCCGTATTCAATCGGTCGATCTGCCTTCTCGCACAACACCGCAAGCCACGCCATCTCATCGCGAGACGGCTCCACCCCGACGGTTTTCAAACCGTTAAGGGCAGCGCTTAGTCGTGACGATATGGCGGGCGCGGCATTCATTCGTCGAACCTTTCCTACTCGCGGTCCACGCCGTTCATGAAGGCATACGAGCTTCTGAAGAAATCGCCGTTGCTCGTGTCCTCGGTTGCGCTGGTCTGCTGCCAACCGGTCGTTGTGAGCGTCGGGATTCCGAAGTATCCGAGCGCCAATGTCTCAACGCCTTTGTACGTTGCGCCGCGCAGGATGTCGCCGCTTGCGTCTGCGTCGGTTCCGTACTGAGCCGTGATGGTGTACGTTGCGCTCGTGCATTCGCTGTCTGCGTCGCTATTGGTCAGGAGATCCGGAATCGTGCCAATCGTGAGCGTTACGGTGATCGTCGGCTTGTAGATCTCGGAGTCAGCCGAGAATCCATCAACGCCGGTGAACGTGATCACGGCCCGCTTGCCTTCTCCCAGTGGCGACAGGTCAACGGCGATTGACGTAATCGTGTACGTTCCGGGCTGCTGTCCGACGTGACCACCCGCCGCCGTATCAATGGCGTCGAGAGCTGCGGTCAAGGTCGTCTCCGCTCCGACGTAGATATACGGGCAACTCACGGTCACATTTTCGCCGTAGGTCGTTTCCGCTACGACATCACCGTTTGCGCCCGTTGCATCTGCGTGCTCGTTGGCTGTGTTCTTGTTGCTTGTCTGCGGCTCCCAGTCTGATCCGAGGCCGAAGATGTCACTTGCGCCATGTGTTCCTGCGCTCATTTGTCACCTTCCTTTTTCTTTGCCGCTTTCTTTGTCGGCTTGGGTTTGGTTGCTTTTAGTGCGGCCTCGATTGCCGCGACATCGTTCTTGGTCAACGTGTTGGTGATCCAGAGGCGATCCATTGCTGCGTCTGGTAGGTTCGCTTGTAAGGCCTCTTTCATTCGGGACGGCGTTACTACCTCGCCGCGTTTCATCCATTTCAACATAACGCCTCCTAGCTTGCTGGTGCTAATACGTGACACTGGCATTCCCACGTCATCGAATAGGTCCGGTCATCAATCTCAAAGTCAGGCGCGGACTCGATCACGAGCGCGTCATATGTCCCGGTTGTTAGAGTCAAGTCGGGCTCCGCGAATGCTGCCGACAGAACATGACCGAGCGTATAGATAACGATCTGGTCAACGTCCGACGGCTTCCATGTTGCGCAAGTAATCCGCACGGGATACGCTCGCTGGCGACTGCGGTACTGCATCGGCTGGCACTCTCTCACGATGACGGCGATTTCGGGCAACGCCACGCTATCACCGTCGGGCGATGCGTCCTCAGCAATGCCGAGCGCCGTCACGCTAATCACCGGCTTAGGGTCGATCGCGTCAACATCGCTGCTTGCATCGACGGCGGATTGGATTAGCGCTTTGAGTTGCGTCGCGATGTCTATCGTTATCAATGTAGTGCTCATATCAACCCCGCTGCTGTAGCCGCGCCGTCGAGCTTGTTGTCTATCGTATGCAACATAGCCCGCGCCGCTTTGCTGACTGCCACATCAACCGCGCCCTGCCCGCCGCGCATAGACTTCGTGATGTATCTCAATCGGTTTTGCATCGTGATAGTTCTTACTATGCCGCCTAGATCCTGATGGTATTTTACCCATCGTTGCGCCGCCGTTTTCATTATGCGTTTGTCTCTCGGAATCATCTTGCCGGTTCTGGATACAATCTTAACCCGACCGCGCCGCCCGATTGCGAACCATGATTCCTTTGCCAATCCGCGCATTGCAATGCGGACCGCAGGCCTACGTTTCAGATCTCGAACGCCCCGCGCATAGATGGCCTGCTTTCTCCAGTCGCCTTGCCATGATCGTCGCAGCGCTTTACCTCTGCGTTTGGGTGTGGCGTACTTGGTATGCACAAGGTACTTTTTGTTGAGGCCGCTACGGGATCGCTCGCCCGTATCCTCATAGTCGCGATATTGAGGCGCTACTGTTGTTGCCGCTCCAAGCGATTTCAGGACGGCGCGTTTGCCTGCGTGCAATGCGTGGTTGCGCGATGTTCCCAGCATCTTTTCATAGATGCGCATCGCGTCATCAAGCTCTGCCAGGCTCGCTTGACTGACTGTTGCCGTGACGCCTACCATGATTAACACCCTAAGCAAATTCACTGCCGTACCCCACAAACATAGTTGCCCGCATCTGGTCGTATCGGACCGACAAGATGACGCGGGAATACCATTCATCATTTGCGGATTCTTTGATCTCGATCACGCCGCCCTCTTGCGGTGGCGTTTTCTTCCAATCTGAAACGAGGAAGCGAGCGCCGCTTGTTACTATTGACTGGTTGCCAAGCTCTCCGACTACTTCCTCGGTTTCAAGTGCACCGCGTATGCCGATTGCGCTGGTTGCTTTGTATCGGGCTTGCACGGTGCTGCCTGGGGATGCAGAGCGGATAGCCCTGAATGACGTTTCTACTGTTGATGCTGTTAGAGCCATTGCCGCTACCAATCGCAACCCGCTCCCCGATTCACGGGGAGCGGACGCGCCTTGCGTTTATCTGTGCGTGATGATCTGACCGCCGAAGTAGTGTTGTACCGCGTTCGTACCGCCGATGGTCATTTGTAATCGGATGTACTTACTCAGCGTGTCGGTGTCCACGTTCTCGGATTCAATCGTCGCGTTTGTGGTTGCGTCGCCAAACGTCGGCGCGGTCACGTTCGACCATGAGCTTGTTCCGGTTGTGCTGGTTTGGACGACAACCACGCTTTGCGTAGATGTTCCAGAGATGTCGCCAGAGTCGAACACCACGATCTTGCCAATCCCCTTGAGGGCTGCAACATCAACGGCGGTCGTGGTCGTGACGCCGTTCGTAGCACTCGTAGACGCTGCGAGCGTGGTGTACGTATGCCCGGACACATCGAGTCCGGCCTGCACGCCAACCGCCGCCCAAATCAAACAAGCGACGATCAAAAGAAATGCGTTGATACGTTTCATTTTCTGTCTCCTTAAAAAGAGCGGGACCCATAATTGAGCCCCGCTCCGAGTTTAACCTTTGCGGGTTTTGCTTATGCCGTTACCGCGCTGTTGTAGGCCAAAGCCTGACCCAGACGAACCATGACATCGACATCCTGCAACCCAACGAGGCGAAGCCCGCCAGACTTGGACAGAGACGCGGTATCTGCGTTCAGGTCAACACCGTTGCCCCATACACCCACGTTCACGGTGGACCAGTTGCCGAAGAACATGGAGTTTGCACCCACGTCCTCGCTGACCTGATAGCCGTAGCCGAGACAGGTCTTGCTCTTCCAATCAAGCACGCGCTCGGCATTGGAGTTTGAGTCGATGAACGTTGCGGCCAGCTTTGCCCAGACTTCAGCGGTCATTGCAAACTGCATGCCGTCGGCCTCTGCGTTGTCGGTCATGATGTCGCTGATGAATCCGAGCAACTCCGCGTATGTGGGAGTCCCTTCCGTGACAGACGGGTTGTTGATCCCGCTTGCCGCCGTGATTGCGCTCGGCTGTCCGTCTGCTCCGGTCCCGGCGAATACCGCGATCTGGATAGTGCGAGCGATGCGAGCGATAATCTCATCGCGAACCATTGCCTCAGCATCCGGTGTGGACTGACGAAGCAGCTTGCGGCTGATGTCAACGCACACGCCGCACGTATGCGGGGCGCCGGTGACCTGTCCGAGAGTCGGCTGAGACTCTGTCACGTCGCTGCCTTCTGTGACCCAGTATCCGGTCGCTCCGGCGCTCATCTTCGGAATCGCAACATCACCGACGAGGCCGGTCATGAACTTGACGCCAAGAGGCGCAAGGATCGTCTTGCTGCGCAGCAAGTCGATGAACTCGCCGGATAGCAGGTCAGTCGCGATGGATGCGCTAGACGTTCCGGCTTTCGTGAAGTCGCGAGTGCCGAGGGCTGCGTGCGGAATGATGATTCCAGTTGCGGCCTTGCCGCGCTGCTTTGCGCATTCCTGCGACACTTCCAGTTCAAAGCCGAGGTCGAGGTTGCGCTCGCCACCGAGGGACCGAAGCACGTTCATTACGCTGTACTTGCGCATGAGATTATCCTCGGTAGGTTTGTCGCCGCCGATTGGCGCGATCTCGGCGCGTTCTTTCGGCGCATCGGGTTTCTTCTCTTCCAACACTTTGATCTGGCTGCGGAGAGATTCGGCGTCCGTGGTCTGCTTCTCGATGATCATCGATCGGAGGGCTTCCATGCCATCCTCGCGGGCGATCAAAGGAGTGACATCCTCGGCCTTGATTCCGTGACGCGCTGCGAGTTCGTATGCTTTGGCAATATCTTCTGGTTTCATGGTTCGTGTCTCTTTCTTGGGTTGTGGAGCGACTGGCTCCGCTTTGGGTTGGTTGGCAGACCGCCCTACTCCAACGGTTATATCTGCCGGGACCGGCTCGAAACTGGCTTCATACGGCATCCAAGATGTCGCCCGAACCACCGGGACTCCATCCTTTTCGCCTTCCAGTTTGTAAGCTTCGACGTTCACCCGGTAGCCAACCGAGCAGTTGCGCCGTATCTTTTTTGCCGCGTCCTTGTAAATTTCTTGCGAGCGATCGCCGCAGCCAAACTCAATTGCCCCGCCGAGTTTCTTTTCTTTCACCGCCGCATCCATCAATCCGACTTGGTCGCCGTAGTGCCTGTCAAGGATCACTAATCCATCTTTACAGCGAGACATATCCATACTGGTTTTTGCGTGGTCTAGGATTTCATACACACGCTGATACGACCCGTTGAACTCTGCCCAGCAGAGAATCGGCTCCTCGCTACTGACCGACATCGACACAACATCGGGACTGTCGCCGTCACTCGCACGAATATCCATGACCGCATTGCGAAAACTTAACCCAAGAGCATTGCGCTCCTGCAACGATTCGACGGGGTCTACTTCGGTTCCTGACTCTTTGCGCGTTTGAAGCCCGCGACTACGCTTCTTGTTTCTGGTTTTCATGTTTGTCATTCTCCTTTTCTGATTCAACAACCAAGCTCAGAATCCGAGCCGCACGATCTGCAGCGCTGTTCTCTGGCGTTTTCTCCAACGCGGTTCCGGCTGTCGCTGTTGTCTCGCGCTTGATCTCATCCACGTTGTCCGCAAAATCAGTACCCATGTCGCTTGCAACTTGCGTGTTGGTTTTCCATCCGTGATCTACCGCGACAACCGCCGCCGCCATATCACGCATAGGGTCAACCCACATCCAGCGACGCCCGCGATATTGATGCTCCGCGAACTTGTCGATCTTTGCCATGGGTAGCTTTTCGGACACCGCAAAGCGCAAGAATGACTGCAACCACATAACGAACTGAGGACTCTTGCATTGACTGATCATATCGTTCTGCAAACAGATCCAGTCGTCGCGCTCGCTGATGGTTCCAACCCTAACCGACGAGAACGACACGCTTGCCCAGTCGTTTGTGAAGTTGCTGTACTCAACGCCAAAACCGCATGATACATCTTTGAGCATTCCGCGCTTGAATGGATCGTGTTCGCGGTTCGGATGTTTTGGGGTGTGAACTTCTTGCTTCCATCCAAGCGGTAACACCTCTGCTTGCCCCGGCTCTTTCTCGGCTATCATTGCGTTCAGCGTGTCTTGATATGCCTTGTCCGTGAGATCAGCAACGGCTCCCTCGGTTCCGGGCGGCGCGTAATAAGTCCGAACGCTGCACGCTTCGTCGCGGGCCGCTGTAAGTTCTGCGGTATCGAGTTCGTCCAGCATCTTAAGTTTGACAAGCGATGCATGAGTGTGAGGGATGCCGCGCGGCTGGTCCTCATCCTCTTGGGTGAATCCGTGAATGATATCCTCGACCGGAATACGTATCAACGCTTGCCCTTGAGAACTGTAAGTAGTCGCTGCATCGGGCACGGTACAGAAATAATACGCGACGGGGCGCCGCGTTGTCTTGTTCATTTCGACCCCGCATTGCACTACGTTCCCACTGGGCAAGGCTGACACATTGAAAGTATGATCGCACCAGTCCGGGCGCAATACTCGCCACGCGATGCCGTACGGGTTGGGCGCGTTGCGTATGACGTGGATAAAGTATTCACCATCGCGAAGCCATGTCTTGGAGTTTAGTCGGTCAATCTCCGAGTCTGTCTTGCGCCCTGTGGCGTCGCACCATGTCAGCCCCGTGACTGGGTCGCGGTGAGTACAGAAGCGTTTCCAATGGTACTCAATGAATGCCGCCGCTGATTCGTCGAGCCGGTAGTCGTCTGACCCCGGCGTACCGTCGTGCGGCGTTGAGTTTAGCGCGAACCCCTCCCCCACAATATTGACAGAGGATAGCTTGAGGTATCGCTTGAGGTGCGGGTTGTCTTTCGCCATTTGCCTTGATCGCCCGCGAATCACAGACAGGAACGACGATATTTCACTAGGGGTAAATCCTCCGTCAAAGCGCCACGCCGCCAACAGTCGATCAACTTGCGCCGCCGCAAAGCCTCTCATCTGAATGCCAGATCCTCGGCTTTTTGATTGCTTGCGTTTGAATGGATTTCTCATGTAAACCTCGTGCGGATGATTCTCCTCGGACGGTTGCCGGTTTCTTCGTCGCGCTTTGACACCGCAAAGTTGCGCAGCTTAATCAGGCTGTCCATTGATCGGTAGGTAATCTGCATGCCGTCAACCGAGAAACTGCCGTGCGGGTTTGCGGCATAATCGGCTATAGCGGCGTCGCACTTTTCGATAACATCCGTCCATGCAGATGTTGCAAGCGGCGATGCGATGACCTTGATGCTGCCGGAATCAACAGCAAAGACGCGCGCTGTTGCGGTATGGGTGACAAGGCCAGCGAAATGAATCTCGCCAGCTTTCCACGTCAAGGTCGTGGCTGCTGGTATTGTGAGCGTCCACCCGGTATCGGTTCCGTTTGCTTCGGCGGCAACCGTTGCCGGTGTTACCCCGGTGAACTGATAGGCGAGGGTGTATCCATCGCTAGGAGAGTAGTCCGACAATACAATATCAGACTCATTTTGCGTGGTATTATCGCTTGAGATCCAAATAGTCTCGCCCGCGACAACGCTTGAGGGTAGAAGTCCTGCGTTCTGCATACCTCACCGTATGCACATTTGCGTCGCGTTGTCTACGGGCTGACGGTGTGCTTATCCGATATTCGGATTTCTGTTATGCCTTTTGATACTCTGCAACGGCCTGAGCGCGGTCACAAAACGTTTCTTCCTCGCGTGGCGTCATTGGTCGCCCCGCCGCAAGCTTGGCGTCGCATTTCACGCAATCGCGATATTCGAGTACGGTTTTGCGCACCGGATCAACATGCCGCCCATCCGTCATGCGCGTATTGTGGCCGCAATCAGGGCATACGGTAGGTGCGCTTGCCGGGATGTATCGACGCGGTTTGCGCTTTTGTGGTGGCGTAGACTCATAATCTTCGCGTTGTTTTATTTTCGGCTGTCTCGTTTTCACCTTCGGCTGCCGTGTTTTGACTCGTGTTCCCATTGTCATCTCCTTTTGCCGCTTGTTACAAATAACGCAGATGCCTTCCTTGGCTCCACGTATCCACCCGTTCCGATTCCGTTATACGCCGCCGCCGCATAACCTTGTGCGGTCGCATCGAGAAAATCGTTCTTTCCCGGCACGCGCCTATAGACCCATATCACTTTTCCTGCGGCCTCGGTTTTTCCCGCCAGAGTCTCGTTTGCGAATTGCGCCGCAAATTTCTCATGCCTGCCAGACGGTAGCGTACAGGTTCCAGGCATAC